TTTTTTATAAAAATACATAAAAAATCCTCCTAGTATTTAAACTAAGAGGATTTTTCCAGGAGGTAAACGCAATGAACGAAAAGAACGGCTAGGAAACCTATCCTAATCTGTCACAACTTTATTATAATACAGATTAATAATTTTGTAAAGTATATATGCTTATTCAGATTTATTATCTAATTCTTCATCTTCAAGCAAAGCTATAACCTGTGTTACTTTTCCACTCTCAATCTTCAAAGCATTTTCATTTCCATAGCAAATCTTCACAGTATCATCTGGATTAGCCTGCAACTGTTCTTTTAACATTGGAATATCTACACAGCATACAAATGGTTCAAAGTCTTTACTCTCTACATAGTTGATAGTCTCTGTTGAAGCATCTTTTTTACTATGAATGTTAATACCTTTTCTTCCGAATGTGAAATATGCTCCATTCTTGTCATATGGTTCAATGAATAATGCAAGTCTATCAAGTACAGATAAAAGCAAATCTTTTGGTACTTTGCAAGAAGATGTAAATGCTTCATCAAGATAAGCGTTTACTTCACTTGCTGGGAAATCTTCAATTCCTTCCATCAATGCACCATCAATAACCACATCTTCTGTCACAAACTGAATACTTGCTCTTCCTATAAAAACCACAATATCTTCCTTTGTGTTTAATGTCAATAACTGCATCTGCTGAGCAGAAATAAGAATTGGCTGTTCACAATCAAACATCTTAAATCCATTAAATGTGATAACATTTGCATCCGTACTGATAACAGTATCTCCACAATAGTAACCAGTCAAGGCAGGGTTCTCAAGTGTTTTTGCAAGTGCTGATTTATTGATATTATAAGCCGGCATAACGCTTGATAACTTTGTCTTACACTGTACATTTTTATCGTCCATCATCTTAATATCCGGGAATGAGATAAGTCCCTCCTCGTCTGAAATCAATGGAATCTTATAAGTTCCGTTTGCTTTTACAAAAAGAACATCATCTTTTACAGATAAATCAATATCCTCTGAAGTTGTCTTTGCAATCAACTTTCCAAACTTATCTGCATCTACTGTGATGTCCATATCATCTCCGGCAACCTTATCAATAATAATACAAAGTGTATTGGTCATATCTGTTGTAAGCAATCTTAACTTTCCATCTGATAGTTTGATACCAACCATGGATGTAATAGGAATAAGATTATTAAATCCTGCTCCTTTAATTGCTTTGTTTACTGCTTCTTTCATTCTGCTTGTTACTACTTTCATTTTGTTCCTCCTTTAATTCAAGTTCATTAATGAATAAGCTTCTTTTCTTAGTTCAACATTATCATTGAACTCACCTCTTATAGTGGCTGTCCTTGTCTTAGCTCCTCGACTCTTAATACCTCTTGCAGTCATACAGCTATGTTCTCCTTGTACAACTACTAATACATCATTTGAGCCGGTTGCCATCTGTACAATCTCAGCAATATCTGAACCTATTCTCTCCTGAAGTTGTAAACGCTTTCCAACCATATCAGCAATACGAGCAAACTTACTTAATCCTAATACTTTGCCATTAGGTATATAAGCGATAGAAACAGTCATATTATACATAAGGGCTAAATGATGCTCACAATAACTAAATATTGGAATATCTTGTACAACAACTAAATCATTATTATCTGTATCGAAGCATTTGCAGAATTTATCTGCAATTTCTGCATTGGTATAATTCATACCTTCAAATACTTCTTCGTACATCTTTGCCACTCTTTTTGGTGTATCTACAAGTCCCGGTCTATCTGGGTCATCACCTAATGCAATTAATATTTCCTTGATTGCTTTCTCTATTCTTTTCTTATCAATCATTTTTAAACACCTCTCTCATTTGGATTCCATATAATCTTGTGTAACTGAATTTGAACTTTACAGTCATACATCTTATGCTTTAGTAGATAATCTACTATTTCTTTAGGTTCAATTTCACCAAATACTGGGCTAAAATATATCTGTGCTCGTGGATTATATTTCTCAATAACTTGTAATGCTTTATTCAAATCCTCTTGACTACCTACAACAAATTTAAGCACATCATTTCTGGACAGTAATCTAAAGTTATGACAATCCATATGATTTTCCATACCACTTGAAGGGCATTTATAGTCCATTGTAAAGAATAAAAGTGGACTTGCTGGAAATTTTCCAATGTACTGTGAACCATTAGTCTCAATATTTACCCAATAACCTTTTTCCAATAATATATCAACAAGTTTATTGATACCAGGATGCACAAGAGGTTCTCCCCCAGTTATTGTTACTGAATGAATACCTCCTCTTTCTACTGCCCCAACAATCTGTGGAATACTCATAATTGAATATCCTTCTCCCTCACACCCATATCGTGTATCACAGTATGAGCAATTCAAATTGCATCCAAATAATCTTATAAAGGTGGTAGGTAAGCCAGCTCGCTTACCCTCACCATCAATGCTTTTAAATATTTCTACTACTTTCATTTTTTAATCCTCCACATAAATAGCGATATTGCCTTCGCTCTCTTGAACTTCTACTTTATAACACTGACCAACTTCACAAATAGCTGAAACTCTCTTGCATATCCATTTTGCCATATTCTCAGCAGTTGGATTAAGAGGATACACAACATCATTAATACAAGCATGGTCTAACTTATCGTGTATCTCTTTTTTAATTTTTGTAAAATCTACAATCATTCCATAATCAGTGAGCTTGTCCGATTTACAATAAACAGTAACAATCCAATTATGCCCATGTAAGTTCTCACACTTGCTGTCATAAGGGAGCTCTAAATGATGAGCTCCTGCAATTTCCATTCTTTTTGATACATAATACATATTAAGCAAACCTCCTATAAATATAAATTGATATTATAACTGCGATTAGTAAAATTACACTATAAATATAATAAATATTATTCTTCATACTCAATAGGGTCCTTTACACCATTAACTTCAAAAGCATGTTTTCTGTCTATACATGTACCGCATTTACCACAAGCCTTTTCACCACCATGATAGCAACTCCAAGTTAATTCATAAGGTACACCTAAATCTAAACCGGTCTTCACCACACCTGCTTTATTCATATGAATAAGAGGTCTGTTGATATGAATCTTACCGTAAGTTCCAATGTTAATTGCTTTATCCATAGCATCCGCAAATTCTGGAGAACAGTCTGCATAAGCTTCTCCAGCGGCATCATCTGCATGAGCTCCATAGAACACTTCCACTTCTTCTCCAGGGAAAAGACTATCTGCAAAAGCTGTTGCAATGGATAATAATAATCCATTTCTGAAAGGTACATAAGTACCAACTCTACCCTCTCCATTCTGCTTAATCTGGTCTGCATAACTCATATCTAAAATTTCATCCTTAGAGCCCTTAACAAGAGAGCATACCTGTCCTGCATACTTCATAACATTAGATATATCTTCTTCAATATGTCTTACATCATAATAATCTGCTATCTTCCTAGCACACTGTAATTCTTTATCGTGTTTCTGACCATAATATAAAGAAGCTGTTATAACATTTTCTTTACCATATTTATCTACTGCTATTGCAACACAAGTTGTTGAATCTACACCACCTGAATTTAATACTAATGCTTTCATTAAAATAATCTCCTTTTCATTTTTGATTTCATATACTGAATTTGATACCCCATCCCAGACAATCCTTTTAATGGTAACTCATACTCTTTAAAATAATCCAATAAATATTTATAATAATTTTTCCCACATAAAAAAATTGCTTTCTCGTTTTCAAGATGATTTTCATCAAACTGTTGCTTGACATACCTAGCCCAACATAGAGATTCTTCGCGATTCATACTATTTAATGTCATATCGTATGGAGCAATAACTGTATTTAAAGATAGTAAACCATATTTTGCAGACAAGATATAAATTGGACAATTAAATGTTTTTGCATAGTTTAAACAAGTTATGAAAAAATCGCCTTGATACATATACCGAGCTTCACACTCAATATTATTTTTCTTCTTTCCACATCCAATTAAAACAATCATATAAAATAGAACTCTCCTTTTGACATACTACGATGAATCTGGTTTTTTATTCATAGTGGTTTCCTCACTTTCATATTATTTATTATAAATAACTCTTTATAAGAGTTTCCATAATATCAAGATAATCTACATGCTCATAGGCTATGAAATAATGAATAGGTAGATAATATTTATACCCATCTTTATATTCAGTATTTATACCAGGGACAACAGTCTTTGTTCGAACCTCTATATGTTTATTCCTTGGATATACTTCTACTACAGCCTTTTTATCCTCCCCTGATTTGAATATTTTATAACAATGAATGTTCTCAAAATACTTGCTATTATACCCAGCTAATCTCAGTTTGACCCTTTCTTTTTCCTCCGAATGTTTATTAATAGACTGTCTTTTTTTTAGGTTTTTCCTGCTTTTCACTGGATTTCTT